CCAACCCTAATGCACGAACTTTATTTGCGTCTAGAGGCTTAGAGAAAACTTCTAGTGGTGATTTTGCGATTTCACCAGCATCGTTTCGCAGCGAGTCCACCTCCGCCCCCACAACATCCGTTACGGCCTGCTCGTATGGCGTGATGGACACCATATCCCTGCTGAATTGCGCTTGTGCTTGATTTGCAAACTCTGGATAAAGATTTGAATCTTCTTGAGGAACAACCATGCTTTCGCGTGGTGGAGGTGTGGCAATATCTTCAACCTCTTGTTGCGGTTGTTCTGCGTAAGCGTACCGCTCCAGAGGAGTGAGGTCTGGAAGAACGGGTGGTTGAACAGGTTGGTTGTACGCCTCAACCAGAGTCTGTGGTTGCAGAACCTCTAGTTGCCCAAGAGTTCTCTGGACATCCTTTGCAAACAAATCCAGTCCACTTTTGACGGCTTTGTTGAATTTGGGCTTTTCTTCTTCGGGTACATTGAATGCCATTACCTTAAAGGTGGTTTGTTATTTAAATTTATTGAAGAACTCGTTTACTCCGCTAACTGTCTCTTCTTTTTTTTCGTCAGGTTTCGGTGGCTCGGTGGCAATCTGTACATCTGCACCAGTTGATTTTTTATACTGATTGACCCTTTCCACAATATCATCCCTAAACGATTTTGCGGCAGACAATGCAGTCTCGTTTCTAGTAGTAAGTCCAAGTGGAATTAAATACTTCTGTGCTGCGGCGACTTCTCCCTCTCTTGCCACGGAACTTGGGTCAACAGTCTTTGCGTATGCAATTGCCATTTGATATGGGAGTTGACCAAGTTTTGCAGATCCTGCTGAGGATGCAATTTCAAATGTTCCATATTGCTTGATTGCGTCAGTTAATTGATCGGTAAAGCGTAATGCGGCAGATGCGTTTTGCTCAAATGTAACATCCGCTTGTGTTTTCTTTGGCGTTTTGTCTTCTTCCTTTTTCTCAAGAACAGGAAAAGATGATTTGGCAATTTCCCTAGCCTTGTCTGGGTCTACTTGAGCAAGGGCTGTAATGGATTGCACCAAAGAGTTATCAAATTGATTTCCACTTTCAGCAGATCTTTTAGCAAGTTGATTTAATTCGGCAATAGTCGCAGCGGTGGTAGCTTCCTTTTTTGCTGTGTCTGCTGGCGTGGTGTCTTGTGGTCTTGTTGCACCTTCGCCCTTAATGTTTGATCCATAAAATCTCGCAATCTCCTCAAAATCATTGCCCATGGTTTCAAAGGCTTTGTTTTGAATCTTGCCCATCAACCCCTGCTCGAAAACATCGGCTTCTGCATTAAATCCTCTAGCCCTTAATAGTGCGATGCGTTGTTGGGCGTTTCCAATTTTCTCTTTAGCTTTTGGCCCAGCATTTGGGACAACCTGTGTGAATATTTCAAGAAGATTCATAATTATTCAAAGGGGTTAAATCCTCCGTTGCTAGATGCGGTAGGTTTTGCTCCGCCACCCCCGCCTCCACCTTGCGATGCGGCGAACTTCTGCTGGCGAAGGTTCATCATCTGCTGTGATTGCATCGCGCTAATGCTATTCTTAATAAGATCACCAACAATAGATGCCTCGGCAAATCTGTCATCAAGCGAGATATTCTCATCTTTAATGTTATTAGAGATTCCAGAAAGAACTGGTGATAGCTCTGGCATCAAGGTCAATGCTGCTTGAATTTGAGTAGAAGCCGCTTTCAATGCCTTCTTCTTCTCCCCCTGCTGCTTGAAGTAGTCACCTACTTGACCAACCATCCCAGCAATGCCCTGCGCTCCAGTCATGGCTAGTTCCCTAGCAGCGGCTACGGAAGGCCCGTAGTCTGGCGATTGATATGGTGCTGTTTGTACTTGTCCTGCGAATAATGCCATAATTTTAGATGTAGCTATATCTTACATTTCCCCAAGGGCTTTGTGCTGTCTGCATCCCAGCACCGCCACCAGCACCTCCAAAGTTAAACCCACCTCCTGCCATGTTCATTCCAGCACCCATCATAGAGCTTCCAATGCTACTCCACATTTGCGCCTTTGCTTGTTGGTTTGCAAGATTTGTCTGGTAAACTGCTTGATTGTATTGATTCTCCGCCCCAGCCGCCTGATTAGCAAAGTTAAGCGGAAGTGCAAGCATGTTGAGTCCGGGCGTGGTGTAGAAATCTCCAGCAAGTCCAGATGCTACCGTGTTGGCTTTCATCTCTTGATCCAAAAGAGCGGCCTTTTGTTGTTCACCAGTTAGGAATTGGTTAAATCCAAGTTGCCTTTCCGCGGCTTGTTGCTGCCCAATGCCAAGGTTTTGGCTAAACAAACCTTGTTGAGTCGCAAGTCTTTGTTGCAAAGCCCCAAGTCCTTGACCATACGCCATCTGACCTGCGCTTGCTGCTTCGGCACGCCTAGCCGCCTGTGCCGCTTCTCGGTTTTGGATCTCTGCGGCAATCGCTGCGTTTCCACCAATGCGTCCAGATGCCGCTGCAACTGCCCTAGCTTGCTGCTGGGCGGCTCGCTGCTCCTCTCCAGACAATGCCCCACGACGATTGAAGGCTTCCTGCGCCATCGTCTGAGCCATCGATGTGTCGTACAACTGATTGGCTTGCTCCTGCGAGATGGTGGGTTGGTAGTTGCCCACCACGGAACCATACTTAGACATGGCATCTGCTAAATTTAGGCCGAACCCTTGGCGAAGTTTTTGTGCCTCCCCCACTTGCAGTCCAGCCCTCTCCACTGCCGCTGCCTGCTCTGGAGACAAGCGATTCATTGTCTCCCTGCTTAACGCAGTAAGACCGGGGACTTGGTTGGTGTAGTAATCGGAGATGCCAGCGGCTTGCTTTTCAGCAAGGTTTTGCTCGTATCCAATTATCTTACCTTTCTTTTTCCAGTTACCCTTCCCCTTCTGTCTGATTGGTTTTCTTGCAAAGATGTCAACTGGAGCAGGGGGTTTTCCTGCACCCTTTGCTGCTTTGTTTGCACCGTATGCTGACACTGCGCCACCAACCACCATCGTACCTGCTGCTACCCAAGACATAATTGATCTTCCTCCTTGTTATTTGTATTTAGTTCTTCGATTGTCGTAACATCTCCAATGGCATTGATAATTGTTGAATTTGATTCATTTTTGCTCCAAGGCTTTTGCATTGGATGATTTTCATCAATTAGCGGATTGCTACATTTCTCAAGAATATCTTCCCCGACTTGGTCTGGGTCTACCAAATCTTTTGGATTAGCGTGAAAGGTCGTCCATGTTGTGTCCTTTCTTACATGCAAAAACCTTTTTGTTCCCGGCTGAGTTATGCCCATATACGGAGCCACATAGGTTACGGAACCCTCTGGTGAAATCACATCAACCTCGCCAACACTAATAATAAATGGGTGCCTTGTGCTGTGAGTCATTGACATAATAAGCGACCCAGCAGGCATAAAAATTGTTCTTGTGTAAAGACCCGGAGTAAACACATGAGTTAATGGAGCGTCAACCTTCTCGTCAGATTGATAAATAGCATACTCAATCTTATCCACCTCGCTACAGGTAGCGAGTACATCTGGGTCGATGTGTGAAAGATCAAGGTTCATAAAGTGCTATCGTTGATTCTAGTGGGGTCATGCGGAGCGGATAAGGCAGGCACTCATTTGCCCGAACACTGTTACATTTGATCCTGATCCTTGGTCTGCAAATAATTCAACATAATCACTTGATCCATTGCAGTATAAAATACCAGAAACTGTTGATATATATGTACCAACATTCGCGATATTTCCAGCAAGAGCCGGTCCATTGTTCTTAAAAATTCTAGCCATCAAAGCAAGCGTTGCTCCCGCAGTGTTTGCATATCCATTTATTTGGTAGTATCCAGCAACAGTTGGGGTAAATCTAGAATTTGCAAAATTATTATTTGTGTCAGTATTCTCGCTATCTAATGTGATTTTTGTAGCTGTTGCTGAACCCCCAGTAGGGACTGTTGTGCCCGTAATGGAATTAACAAAAATCACTGGCCCATTCCCCACCACATTCGTTCCAAGTTTCGATTGGGTGACTGCGCCAGAAGAAAGTTCATTAGAGGTAATGCCAAGAGCATTTACGGCAAGTTTCCCCGGAGACACAACCTGCAAGGTGGTTCCTTGGATTGCATCGCTGGTAAATGTCGTATCATCAATGATGTTATTCAACTTGGCACTGGTAATTGTGTCAGTACCAGAGAATGTGTAGGTTGTATTTACAACTCCCATATTATTTTTGTGATAGAATTTGTCTGTTGGTGATAGAACCTGCCACTTGAATAGAGTGGATCTTAGGTGAACCGATATTCCTTGTCAATGTGATAGTCCCAGTATAGCCGCGTTGTCCACCAAGTCTGCATCGGATGCTTGCGGTTTCAGCCTCGCTAGCGGTGCTGGGTGATAGAATCTGCCCACCAAGGAATGTGGTGGTAGTTCCTATGCTTTCTGCGGAGTCTGGGTCTTCGGTGGCAAACGCAATGTCATACTCGCCAGTTTCTCCAGCTAGGTTCTGCATTTGAACCTGCGCGTCTGTGAACCTCTTGCGCTCAAGGGTCTTAAAGTCGTACCCACGGCTAGTCACATACGAGTTGATCGTGGGGGTAACCACGCCAGTGTCCTCATTCGTAACGCTCAAGCGGTCTACTGACGAGTCGGCAGCGTCAATCTGGTGTAAGCCGCCATTGGAGCTAACGGCATACAGGTTATTGCGAACCCCAGCACTTGCCGTGATGAAGTTTTTTATCAAAAACCTAGAATCTCCATAGGTATCAAGCGACTCCCAGCCCTTGTTCAAGAAGTTGTAGATCAGAACTGCGTTATTTCCACGGGCATCATTACCTCCAGCTACAGAATCCAGCGGAACTGCGATGTAATAGCGGTTGTTAAAGTAAACCGCCACCGAATCACCCGCAAGGTTCTTGTTAATGCGGTCGATATACGGCTGAATGTTCTTGGAAAGTGGTTCCTCCGTGCCACGAAGGTTGTAATCGTTAAGGAAGGTAAGCCCGTAAATGCCCTCGTCGGCCAAGAATAGCATGTTGTTAGCCTGCATGACCACGGACTTGCGAGCTAAACACCCAACCTCGCCAGTAAGCTCCTTGACCACGGTGTCAGACAGGCTTCCTTGGGTCTGTGCCACAAGGTGGATGCTATTGCGGTTCAAGACCACCAAGGAATCGTCGTAGAAACCATGCATCGCCACCACATAGTCGGCAGTGCCACCAGTAATACGGAACTGATTCTCGATCTGGTCAAAGGTCGTAGTGTCTAGTAGGTCGGAAACCGCGATCTCGTCAGAAATCTTTCTGCTAGTGTAGACTGGTGCGCTAAAAGTGCCAGATTGGGAGTAGTAGAACGGAACGAACAACCTGCGCTGGAAGTAGGTAGCCCATGGCGCGCCCGGTTGGTGCATAAATCCACCGCCCACGGAGAACCTTCCGCCAAACTCAAATATATCAGATGAAGAGGTATTGTAGTTCCCGATAGGGGCATACCATTCGATAAGCGTGGTGGTAGCATTTACCACTTGGTAGGAATTACCAAGCATGGCTTGAAAATCAGCAGTAGCTGTTGCGTAAACGATAATTACATCACCAGCAAAAATTGTCGTATTCCCAACAACTTTGGCAGAAACAAGTCCACTAACTACATCGACATCCTTGGCTTGGATGTTGAAAACCTGTGGCTGGGTGTAAGCCCCGCCGGGAGACAGGGTAAACCCATCAGTCATGGTTGCTGCCGTGGTTACAAATGTGGTGCTAGTAGAAATCCCAGATGCCACAAAGGTAAATGAGTCTTGGTCGACAATTGTTGCTACCGTGAATGTCCCATTTGGAGGAGTACCACTGGTAAGCCCAGCGATAACCACAGACGAACCAACGGTTAGCCCATGTTCACGGACTCTCATTGTCACCACGGTATTTGGACTAGCGGTCGCGTCGGATGACGCAGAAAGAATGGCCCTGCCATTAGGATACCACTCAAGAGCTTGTTGCCCATCCCGCATGATCATCACCTTGTCGAAGCACTGCAACATATCGCAGTTACTCCCAACGGTGGCTCCCACAGGATACGGGATAGTCGTTGCCGTGTAGGGTGTCGTAGAAAGGTCGATCTTCTTCGCCAGAGTCTCCAGCGCAACAATGATGTATTCTTTGTTGGACTCGTTAGGGTCAGAGAACATGCAGGATGCCAACACATCGCTGGCTGCAGCATCGTTAATGTCGATCTGGGTAATCCTTGGAGTTGCACCTAGTGCCACGGCAGTCACCCCAGTAACAGGAAAGGTCAATGTGTCCACGGTAGCCGCAGTCACAGCCTTAACCCCATTGTTATCCGTGCCAGTAAAGGTAATGCCGCTAACCGTAAGGTTGCCAGCCTCCCCAATAGTCAACCCGTGTCCAGTCACGGTAATCGTTACCACATTCGCGGCATACGACACAGCGGTAATAGCCAAGTAGAATGGGCTAGGAAGGATGTGGAACGGAAGGTTCAACGGAGTGCCTCCAGTGGTCAGCACAGGGCTAACAGACACCACGCTCTTGCGCGGCCTCCAGAAGCCCTCCATGCGCCCATTAAGGCTTTCCCTTACCTCACCTGCCTCCAACTGGTTAAGCTGCAATCTCTGGTTTACACCAAAGAATCCACGATCACCATCGGCGGCAATCGCGTCATCTAACCCACCAGTGGATCGGAACTGCGACATTAAACGCGGTAGGCTATAACCAAACCAGTAGTCACAGTGAAACCAGTGATCAACCCACCAATCCCCACGCCAGCAGGAATCGAAACCCCAGCCATGCGAGCACTGGAGTTGGTGAGGTTTGCTGCGGTGAACGCGCTAAATGTGGTGTCGTTGATCAGTTGAACCCAACGGAACTGCCCGGTCACAGCACCATCCGTTGAGCTATAGACCTGACCACCACCTTGACCCTGAAGGTCGTATG